GGGCTCGGGCGCACTACGAGCTGTTCCTGTCCTCGCTCAACGGCAAGGCGCAGGCCGACAGTGTCGTGCGCACGGGCGCCGACAACGTGAAGGGCTGATCCGTGAAGTCGCTCGGCGCCTTCTTGCCTTGGGTGGCACCCCATGTGCCGGGTGCCAGCGACCCGCTCATCGAGCAGGCCGTCAGGGATGCGTGCATCGATTTCTGCGATGCGACGAACATCGTGCAGCGCGTGGAGGTGCAGGGCGTTCTGGCTGGCGAGCCGCAGTACAGCGTGTCTGCGCCACAGCAGCAGCGCCTCGTGGCTGTCCTGCAGGTGGCGTACAACAGCAACCCGTTGAAGTACGCGCCCATCGACACCGTCGAGCATGGTGCTGCCCTGCGGGCGGGGTACGACGCGGGTGTCGATCCGGCGCGCGGGACGCCCATGACGTACTACCAGATCACGCCGGGCGACGACGCGATCTACCTGTGGCCGGTGCCGGATACCGAGGTGTCCGACGCGCTGGCAGTCCGGGCGGCGTTCGCCCCCACGCGCACGGCCACGCAGGTCGAAGACGAGCTTTTCGACGACTGGCTCACCGAGATCGTGAGCGGGGCGTTGGCGCGCCTCATGATCATCCCGGCCCAGCCGTTCACGAACCCGAAGCTGGCGCTGGAGCACGAGAGGGCGTTTCGTGCTGGGGTGGGAGCGGCCAACGCGCAAGCACGACGCGGCACGGGGCGCGGCGGGCTGTTCGTCAAGCCCAGGCCATTTGCGTGAACAGACTGCGAGGGCAGGTATGTTCGGGGCTGAAGCAGGCGGAGCGGCGTCATGAGCGAGCGCGTTCAGCCCCGCAGCGACCGGGTGCGACTGCCTGCGGACGTGGCGCGCTGCGAGCCGAGCCAGCACTGCCCGATGCGCAGTCACTGCGCGCGGTACATGGCCGCGATTCCTGCGCACGGCGCGTCGATGATGGACGGCTCGCTGGACCCATTCTGGACGCCCGCGTTCTGCGTCTACTATATTTCGGCGTCGCAGCACTTGTCGCCGTCTGCATCTGGCCCGGTGCCGACGCGCCGCCACTGGGATGACGAGGAGAATAGTTGATGCTTGACGCACTGAAGTTTGCTGGCTGGGCACTGGCCTACATCTACGCCTGTTGGCTCGCCTACATCGTCGTCATGGGCCTGTACCGCGCCCACCTGGCCGGTCGCTTGCCCAAGGGATCGGTGCTGTACTGGCTGGCGATGCCGGTGGTCGCCGTGGGATACGTCATGGACGTCGTGCTGCAGTACGTCGTCGGAACCGTGATGTTCATCGACCTGCCTCGAGCCGGTGAGCACCTGTTCACGGATCGCCTGAACCGCTACATGCGCGGGCACGACCACTGGCGGCGTCGGTGGGCCGAGTGGATCTGCGACCACATGCTCGATCCGTTCGACCCCAAGGGTGACCACTGCTGAAGGAGGCGCCATGAAGCTGCCCAATCCATCGTTGCCGTGGCCGATCACTCGGGATGCCGTCGCACTGATCGCAGAGCGCGAGGGGTGCCGGCTGACGGCTTACCGCTGCCCCGCCGGCGTGTGGACGTGCGGATGGGGCGAGACGGACGGCGTTGGCCCAGATACCGTCTGGACGCAGGAGGAAGCCGATCGGCGATTCTGCGACTCGCTCACGCACTACACGACGCAGGTGCGCAACATGCTGACCCGCCCGGCGACGGCGAACGAATTGGGCGCACTGGTAAGCCTGGCCTACAACATCGGGCTTGAGGGCTTGCGCCGCTCGAGCGTGCTGCGCCTGCACAACGCCGGTGACACGCTGGCCGCCGCGCGGGCGTTCTCGCTGTGGAACAAGGCGCGCGTCAACGGCGCTCTCGTCGAGCTGCCTGGACTCACCAGCCGCCGCGCGGCCGAGGCGGCGCTGTACCTGCGCGACGACGAAGCGGTGCGCATGCCGCAGGCTGTGGTCAGCGAGTCGTCGCTCGTCCAGTCTCCGATCCAGCAGTCGGGCGTCGTCACGCTCGCCACCGGCGCGCTCGCACTGGCCGGCAGCGCATTCGATAGCGTCCGCCCGGTGTTGAAGGACGCCGTCGAGATGGCCGGCGCGCTCGGCGTGTCGCCCGGCGCGGTGCTGGGCGTCGTGCTGATGGTGACGGGCGGCACGACGGTGTACTGGCGTTGGAAACAGCGCCGAGGTGGCTGGACGTGATGCACCTGTACCTGATCGGCGCGGCGATTGTGGCGACGGCAATCTTCGCTGCCGGCTACCGCACGGGCGCCTCGCACGCCCAGGCCGAGCTGGACGCCCTGCGCGCTGCCTACACGCAGGCTGCGCTGCGGGCCGAACAGGACGCACGAGAAACGGAGGCTCGCCATGTTCGAGCGATGGATGAACTGGCTCGAGCGGCACGCGATCAGGCTCGCGCTGTTGCTGCTGCTCGTCAGCGCGCTGATGCTGCTGCTGTCCGGCTGCGCGACGCAGCCGCCCGTGCTGGCGCCGAGTGCGCAGCCCCGCCTGCCGCCACTGCCGATGGAGGCGAGACAGCCGCCGGCCCCGGACTGGTGCTCTCCGACCTGCTCGGCCGGTGTGGAGCGCGACTTGTCGAGCTGGGCGACTACGCTGACCGGGCCGCAGCCGCCGGAGCCGCCTGCGAGCGAGCCTATGACACGCTGACGGGGGTGCAGAGGTGATCCATGTCCCGCAGCAACTGCATCTGGTTCGCCCTGCGCCTGTACGTGCGCCGGGTGCGCAAGGGACGAGAGGGCTACTTGATGTGGCGCCGATCGCGCCTCATGACCGTCTGCGGGCACGTGCTGTACGCCGAGCAGCGCCGGCACGGCGGCTGGCGCGTCGTCAGCTGGTGTCCCATCGACAATCGTCCGATGCGACTCTCCCCGCCATGGTTCCGTGGCCGGGTGCGGCACGGCGACAATCCCCATTGACTCAACACCCCGCTCACTGAAAGGAGCACATCATGGCAGCAGCCGCCAACGCAACTCTTCGCAGCGCCTGGGCGCAGGCCCTCATCGACACCCTCGGTGCGAACCACCTTATCAAGTTTTACGACGGCACCAAGCCCGCCAACACCAGCGCGTCAATCACCGGCACCCTGCTGGCAACGCTCACCGCCGACGCCACCCCGGGCTCCGTCAGCAACGGCGTCCTGACGTTCGACGCTGCGAACTACACGCAGAACAACGCCAACCACCAGAACGGCACACCGACGTGGGTCAGTTTCCAGACCTCTGGCGGCACGCGGGTCTGGGAGATCGATGTGGGCGCTGGCGGCATGACGTTCACCGGCTCGATCCAGGCCAACGTCGACATCGCGCGCGGCACGTGGACGTGGACGGCTCCGGCGGGTTGATAGGGCGCGATCTGAACCTCAATCACCAAGGAGTTATTGCCTTATGAGCTACGCAGCAGTTTTCGATGCGGCCAACGATCCTGTGTTTCAGGGTCGGTGTGTCGTTGCAACATGGAAAGCGGCGCAAGACGTGCTTACAGAAAGCCCCGGCACGCCGAACTACGCTGTGCGGCGCCAGTGGGCACTGAACACGCTGCGCGGAAACGTGGCAATCACTCCGAGAAATCTGGCGATACAGGTGCTTCGCAATGCGACCATTGCAGCAGCACCCGCCACGGCGTCCGACAACGACCTGCAGTTTCAGGTCAATTCGATCCTGGCTGACCTCATCGAGATCGGGTGACCCATGAGCGCCCTTGGACACACATATCGCATCCGCGCGAGCAACACGCAGAACCAGGCGATCACGGTCGTCGTCAAGGCGCGAGCGTGGAAGTTTGCCAGTGACGGCAGCCTGACGTTTGCCAGCGAATCCACGCCCATCAGCTCTACCAGCCTGTCCGCGTCGACAGGAACGACGACCAGCAGCACCATCGACAACAGCAGCGACAAATACCTCGGCATGAACATCACCGCGAGTTTCACGGCCGCGTCGGCGACGAACGGAAGTGGCACGGTCGCGCTGTTCCTCGAGCGCAGCACTGACGGCGGCACGACATGGCCCACGGCGGGGCAGGGCGTCATGATCGGCGCCTACACAGTGACGGCGGCCAACGGCACATCTACGATCCTCGTGAACTTCACGGTGCGCTGACGTGGGCGTCATCCAGCACGTCTGGTCGTATCAGTCGCAGCCGCAAGCGCTGCCGGAGCTGAATCAGGCCCATCCGCTGGCCGGTCGTCTGCTGTGGGGGTGGGTTGGAGGTATCCCGTTTGCGACAATCGACGGCAGCGCGGTCACGCCAAGCGGCGTCACGTATGACGTCGCCGCCGGCGGGCGCATTGCACGCATTGGATCGTATTCGGGCAGTTCAATCATCAGTCTGCCAAATAGCGACCTGTATCGACTGAGTAATCGGCAGTTTACGCTGGTTGCGCGGGTGTTGGTTACGTCTAATTATGCTACTTACAAGCAAATTTGGTGTGTGCGCGATGGCTCGACTTTAAGAGCTACGTTTTTCGTTGGTTTTGACGCGGGTATATACGATCCTGCAAGATTAGCCTTTAATGCTGGCTCTGCCGGAAATGATTTGTTAGGGGAACAAGGAACTATAAAGTTTGGACAGTTTGCTACATACGCTGTGGAGGTGTACGCAGGCGGCTCTGGGCAGATGTATGTCGACGGCCAAGCGATCACGACGACTAACACCGCATCGCAGCTAATTCCTTCATCCACCATCCAACCGTCGCTTGGGAATCGCCAAAGTGGCGGGCGCGCTCTGGACGGCGACATAGAATATGTGTTTGCTTTTGACGGCAGCATTGGCCCTGAAATGCACCGTCAGATTCACGCAGCGCCGTATTCTATTTTTGCGCATCGGGTATACGTTCCGGTAACAGCGGGTGGTTCCGGCCTGCCCACTCTCAGCGACCCCACTTTCGTCCCCGGCAGCCTGACAAGCACCGGATTCCGGCCGCGCGTCACCATCACCTTCTGAGGTACATATGCCTAGCACCTATCAAGCCGCACTCAGCCGATCCGGCATCAACTCCACCGGGCCGCAGCTCTATTGGCAGCTACGGTCCAACGGTTCGCGGCGCATCCGCGTCCTCGAACTGGGGATCTGCGTGGAGTCTGCCCCGAGTACCGCGCCGGCCTTTGCGATCAGTCGCGCGACCACTGCGTTGGGGACCGCGAGCACGTCCGTCACCGGCCTGCCGCTGGAACCTGGTGACGTTGCCGGCACAGGCATCCTGGAAAGCGCGTGGTCGAGCGCCCCGACGATCGACACCAACTACCACAGGCGATTCGGACTCGCGACCACTGCGGGCGGCGGGTTCATCTGGTCGTGGCCGCTGGATCGTCCCCTGGTCATTGGCACCAATGCAGCGGCACACGCGCTGCAGATCTGCAACATGAACGCCAGCGGCACAACCACGGGTACGTTCACGCTCTACTGCGTGTGGGACGAGTGAGCTGACGGCGGCTGAGTCGTGGCGCTGCTTCTCAACAGACCCGGGGGCACCAACGCCCCGTTCGGCGGCGTCGGGCTGAAACGCTCGGCGCAGCCGACGGACTCGCAACGCCCCAGGGTCAGCGCCGAGGTAGCGCAGCCGCCAGAGCAGCCGCAATACCCCGCGCTGTTCGTCGTCGTCGGGCCTTCATCAGGCTGGACGACACCCACTGCCGAGCAGGTCAAGGCCGGGCTGCTGGCGGGCGATGCGCGTGCGCTGTGGGCGGAGTTTGCGCCCGCACCGACGTCGACGACGACGTTCGACTGGCCCACCGAAGTCGCGGTTCTCGAGCCCGGCACAGCGGTTCGCTTCGCGGTCGTCTGGTCGGACGGGACGAACGACGTCGGGCCGGTCGAGTCCGAGGAAATCGTCACGACGGCGGACGCTGCGACAGCGGCTCTTGCGGCTACCGGCGACTCAGGCACGTTCAGCGGCGCGGCGTCGTCCCCTGCCGTTGCTTCTCTTGCCACCACCGGCGCGTCCGGTACGTTCACCGGCACCGCCAGCAGCCCGGCGGTCGCCGCCCTTGCCATCACGGGCACTACGGGCGCGTTCAGTGGCGCAGCCTCGTCCCCGGCGGTCGCTGCGATCGCCGCTACTGGCGACTCGGGCACGTTCAGCGGCGTCGCATCCTCGCCGGCCGTTGCTTCTCTTGCTGCCGCCGGCACGGCCGGCACGTTCAGCGGCTCGGCCGGAGCATCATCGTCGGCCTCACTCGACGCTACTGGCGACTCAGGTACGTTCACCGGCACCGCCAGCAGTCCCGCTGTCGCGGCACTCGCAGCCACTGGCTCACCCGGCACGTTCAGCGGCGCTGCCAGCAGCCCCGCCGTGGCCTCGCTCGCCATCACGGGCGCTGCGGGCGCGTTCAGCGGCGGCGCGGGCACCGGCACGTCGGCTGCGATGGCCGTCACCGGCACGGCCGGTACGTTCAGCGGCACGGCGTTCTCGTCGGCCACAGCCGCCCTGGCGGCCCTCGGCTCCGAAGGTGCGTTCGCCGGCTCGGCCTTCCCCCTGTCGCGCGCGGAGCTGGCCGCGCTGGGGCTGTCGGGCTCGTTCAGCGGTTTGGCCTCCACGGTGGCGACGGCGTCGCTGTCAGCCACTGGTGGCGCCGGCACGTTCTCTGGATCTGCGTCGGCGCCGGCCGTTGCGTTCCTTTCGCTCATTGGCAGCAGCGGGCAGTTCTTCGTCGGGTTGTCGTACAACAACGCGCGTGGCGGCGTGGTCCTGGTGCCGGAGGATGGCAGAATGATCGCGGTCGGCAGGCACGACAATAGGGTCACGGTGGCAAAAGACGATCTGACCGTGGTCATGTGAAACGGGGAGCCCGCGATGACTTCGATCCTTGGCCGGTTTGTAAAGCAGCCCAGTGAGGTGCTGGATTACGATGTGGATTTCACGGACTGGTTTGCAAACC